GTCTACTATGCCTTGTAAAATCGCTTTGCGAATATCTTCTTTTTGCAATTCTGTTAAAGAATTTGCTGAGCAACTTTCCATTTCAATAAATTGTCTATTTTCCATATTAACTCCTATTGTTTTAGTTAGAAACGCACTCAATTAAGTTCTGGTTTAGCTATCCTTAAATTGGTAATTGTACGATTACCCAGACCTTTAGCGGATCTCTTAATCAATGCGTTTCCTAATGCCTGCTTAGCCGCCTATCACTAAAATTTTCTCAAAATCCAACATAATTATTGGCTAAGTAGGCATTAGATAACGGTTCGTGGGCTTGTTCGCCTGTTTCCCCAACCGTTGTAGCAACGATTTCTCGTCGTGGTTTTCCACTCAAGCCGGTAAGCAGCGCTGCCCTTGACCTACCAAACGCCTCTCTTCGTTTCTGATTTCTCAACACGTAGTACAGTTTTCTGCTCGGGGGTTACTCAACTTAACGCAGTTGATTACTTACCGCCATTGCCACACCAATCTGTTAAAGAACAATGAGATGTTATCTCGTTTTGATGTGGTTATATTACTTGCGGTTTTATATTTTGTAAATACCGCAAGTTATATTTTATTGTATTATTTGCGGTTGTTTTTGGTAAATAATTGAGAAATAAAGAAATAAATTTTTAGGGGAGGTGGTTGATTGGTTGGATTTTGAGCAGAGAGGAGTGTGTCGCTGTTTGGAAAAGTGAGACAGCTAAACTTCTTGCCTATATGTGTGAATTATAGTTTACACTTATCGGAAATACGTTTTATAATATGTGTATGATTTAAGGAGCAAAAATGATTCAGATAAAATCAACAGAAACCTTTGATAAATGGCTAGATAATCTTAAGGATTTGCGGGCAAGAGCTAAAATTCAAGTGCGGATTAAGCGATTACAGCTTGGCAATTTTGGTGATGTAAAGCCGATAGGTGAAGGGTTATCTGAATTAAGAATAACAGAAGGGAAAGGCTACCGTCTGTACTTGAAAAATCAGAATGGGGTGATTGTGATTTTGTTATGCGGTGGTGACAAATCCACACAGAAAGCGGATATTGAAAAGGCAAAATCTTTAGCAAAAGAGTTAGGAGTTTAGTATGGTTGAGAAATTACACGATTTTGATATGTCCGAACATTTACGCACAGAAGAAGAAATACAGCTTTATCTTAATGAGATTTTAAGTGAGGGTGATATTGATTTATTGCTTTCTGCGTTAGGTGATATAGCGAAAGCGAGAAATATGAGTCAAATTGCCCGAGAAGTAGGAATAACGAGAGAAGGGTTATATAAAGCGCTTTCTGGGCGAGGCAATCCCACATTTGCCACTGTGTTTAAGGTCATGCAGGCGTTAAACTTGAATTTAGAAGTAAAACACGCTTAACTTGAACTAAGTAATGTTTTTAGTTTGAGAAAATGATTAAGCACGGAAGGATAATGGTTAAGCAAGAGGCATAGACTTATCTATTGTTTTGAAATTATTGATAATTTTTTAGTTAAGCAAGTTTTGGGATGAAATAATCGAGGTAAAATAAAACCGCCAGATGGCGGCTTATTGATTAGTTAATATAGCAATAGGATTGTGGAGGAGTTCCTGATGGTAGTATATCTGCAATTTCCAGTGGCTCATCATATAACTTAAATGAGTCAATCTCAAGCGCATAGGCTAGATCTCTTGCTGAAAAATATTGGTCAAAGAAACTTTTAGTGATGCCAGAGAATTCCTTTGTTTTTTCCCAAAGAGATTCTGGTGTATAAGATAGGGTATCTTTCACTTTAAATTCGCCGACCACTTTTCCTACTGGCATTGTAGAATATACAACAACAGACGTTACTTCCCCTCGTTTTGGTAGAGACTTTCTAAATTCAAATTTTTTTTCACCCGAAATAATTTTTTCTACAAACTCAGGCTTGATTGATAATAAAACTTTCATCTGCTTGAGACAACCTTAAAATACAATTAAATTGATCATTAGATATATGTTGTAATACTATTCTAGTCTGATCTTCTATCACATTATTGTCAAGTAATTCTTTACGGTTAGTTCTTTTTGGCAAAGCCATATTATAAGTAAATCGAATAATATAAGGGTATCTTTTTTCTCGATAAAAGTTGGATAATTCTGACGAAGTAAAAACGCTAAATTTGGTGCAATACTGCAAATATGCATCTTCGGATGGGAACTCAGAGATATGTTTTACCTCTTCAACGACGCATATAGAAGATACGACTGCTCGGTGGTACGCGGGGCCCTTACCGTCCCCAGTTCGATATATTACAAGAACATCTCCCCTTCTCAACATATTGGCATTGTAAGCTGCAGAGATATAGATTTTATGAATGCTGTTGGAATGAGATACATCTTGAACGATGTTGGGCGATTCGTTAAATAATCTAGATTCTGGGAATAGCCTTGTATGATATAAAGGGTGGATCGCCAACAAGAATTTATTTGTTGTAGAAGGAATATAAGGGTAATCAAGTAGGATGTCTCCAACCGCAAGATGCATATTTCTTGCATAAACATATTCTATGCCATTAGATGTTTGTTTTTGACCTGCTTGATAAAATCCATATTGCATAAATAAGCTAATCAGGTAAGTATGTTTTTCAAAGACAGTTAAATAAACTAGTTCTACACGATTTGCAATGGCGATATCAAGAATCTTTTTGATAAAACGCTGACCTCTTAATGTACCTCTAGGGTTAAATTTAAATGTTCCTACTTTTAAAATATGTTTGTTATAAATTGGTGGGATAATATCTGTTACTTCATTCTCAAATTTGAGATATAAAAAACCATCTATACCATATTGTCCGTATAGAACATAAGCATAATCACTATTCTTTCGGTGAAACCAAATAGAAAACTCTTTGTAATCTGATTTTAGACTGTCAAAGAATGGGTCATCTAAATTAATTTCACAAAATTGAGAATAAACCAAGTTATCCATAAAGCCTCCTATTTGAGTTCTTTTCGCCTCTTATTTCAATAACTATATTAATTATGCTTTAGCTCTTAGGATAATAGATTAATTATATCCAATGATCGTAATTTGATTTAAAAAGATATGATGCTTTATTTTTTTATATCAAAACAATCCTAATATTAAAATCTAATTTTATCCTAATAAAATTTATTTCCTACTACAACACCTGATTCAACCACCACACCAAACCTACCCAATAAAATTCAGCTTCTGGCTTTGGTGGACGATCACTTTGCCTTGAATAAAGAGCTGGCTTTCATCGTTAATTTCCCATTCTCGGTAGGTTGGGTTGTCGGATAACACCAGAAATTTTTCGCCGGCGCGTTGTAGGCGTTTGACATATAATGCGTTTTTATAGTTGAAGATATAAACGCCATCGCCTTCAAAGGTTTGGGTGTTGATGTCAACAAAGATCATATCGCCGGAGTTGAAAGTGGGTGCCATTGAGTCGCCTTTGATGTTGATCACACGTAACCCTTCCGGATTAATGCCTCTAAAAAGGGTGTAATATTGTTCCGGCACGTAATATAGGCGGCTTACCACTTCAACTAAATCACCCACTGAGCCGTTGCCGGCACTGGCTTCAACATTTAGCACATCAATGATAATTTTTTCTCCTTCATTTTTTGTGGATGCCAATAATGCAATCTCTTCTTTATCAATGGTTTTCGCCATTTCTGCGATCTCAATGGCTAATCTCTCACTAAATGTGCTGACAGTAACTTTCAATAGTTTTGCGAATTTGGTTGCGATATAGGCGTTTAGTGCGTTGATGCCATTAAGATAATGATTTATCGCACTTTGGCTCATACCGAAATATTCTGCAACTTCTGCTTGGCTTAAATTAAGTGCTTCTTTTTTTTCTTCAAAAATTTTTTTTAGCTCGGCACATTCACGTTTTTGTTCTGTGGTAAGTACTTTTTTCTTAGTTGACATAGACATAGATACCTCTTTTTTTAGTAATCCTATAACCGTTGGTTATAAAAGTAAAACAACCGCTAGTATTTACAAATAGATTATTTGCGGTAATATATGACTTATTTATCTCTAGCGAGGTTTTATGAAACGAATTTCATTATCTGAATATGCAAATAAGCACGGTCAGGGGAAAACAGCTAAAGACTTAAATGTCACACAGGCGGCTATCAGTAAAGCAATACAGTCGCAACGCAATATCTATCTGTTCGTAGACAAGAAAGGTAATGCTGTTAGGGGAGAAGAAATTCGACCTTTTCCTCATCACCAAAATTAATCTACCCAAAGGTAACCGCAATGGCACGCAATGAATTAAGCAAATCCGCAATGAAGATTGCGGATGTCATCAGAAGAAAATCGGTGGAAAAAACCGATAAGGAGATCGCTGAACGTATTGGCGTTGACCCGAGTACGTTTTGTCGTTTTAAGGCTGACCATTTAGAGAAGTTTTGTGCTTTTTTGGATGAGTTGGGCTTGGTGGTGAAAGAAAAGTATGCGGATGATGCGGAGCGAAAAGCATTAATTACGCTGGCGAAAAAAGCGATTGATGAGATGGAGCAATAAAAAACCACCGCGGCAACGGTGGCTAGTTATAAAGGAAATGTATATGAATGAATTATTACCAATAAATACGAAAAAAGCAAGCATTACGATGGGTAGTCGTGAGATTGCGGAATTGGTTGAGGCGAGACACGATTCGGTAAAAAGAACCGTTGAACGCTTACAGGACAAGGGATTAATTCAACTTACACCATTGGTGGAAGTTAAAAATCATTTAGGACAAACCGTTTTAGAGTATCAACTTATTAAGCGAGATACTTATGTCGTTGTTGCCCAACTGTGCCCTGAATTTACTGCGCGCTTGGTTGATCGTTGGCAAGAATTAGAAGCACAACAAGCAAACAACGCTTTTTCAATTCCTCAAACATTATCTCAAGCATTACGTCTAGCCGCTGAACAAGCGGAGAAGATCGAACAGCAAGAACAGTTAATTGCGTTACAAGCGCCGAAAGCCGCATTTGTTGATCATTATGTTGACGTTGGCACCAGTAAATCGCTGCGTGAAACCGCGAAAATTTTAAAGATGCCGGAGAAAGCGATGATTGATCGTCTTATTAGCGACCGTTTGTTATATCGTCAATCAGGCAAGTTGTTGCCGTTTGCCAGTGAGAAAGCGAAGCCGTTGTTTACGGTGAAAACGGGAACGGCGGAATGTGGGCATAACTACACGCAAACGAGAGTAACGGCGGAAGGTATGCGTTTTATTGCGGAACAATATGCAACGGAGTTGATGATATGAGTATGTTATTAATGGTGAAAGCAATGCAATGTAAGGTGGGAAATGCGACACGTAAACTGGTATTGCTTAAGTTAGCGGACAACGCTAGCGATGATGGCGTTTGTTTTCCGTCTTATCAACATATTGCCGATCAATGTGAAATCTCTCGTCGCAGTGCGATCTCACACATTGATGCGTTGATTGAGATGGGCTGGGTTGAGAAAAAAGAGCGCAAAACGAAAGAGGGAAACACATCAAATTTATATATTTTACGTCTTGAGCAAGGTGGTGAAAATACTGTATCAAGTAGTGAAAATTCTTCACTAGGGGGAGTGAATAATTTGCACCACCCTAGTGAAAATATTTCACCCACCCCTAGTGAAAATATTTCACCCAGAACCAGTCACTCTATTAACCAGTCAATTAACCATAAAAAAACTACGCAAAAAAAATCGACTGCGCTCACGCTTTTGTCAGAGTTTGGGATTACAGGACAGCTTGCTGAAGATTTTATTACGCATCGCAAAGCGAAAAAAGCACCGATTACAAAAACTGCACTGGAGCGCCTACAAAAACAAGCCGATTTAGCCGGTTTACCGCTTGCGGAGGTGGCGGAAGTTATGATTGAGCGTGGCTGGCGTGGCTTTAAAGCCAATTGGGATTGGCAAGAAACGCCACAAAACCGGTCTAAAAAATCAAAATTTGATGACAATGACGATAGCTGGTGGCGTGGCAAAACGATTGAGGTTAGGGGGTTTTAATGCGTCATTTTGCAAATACACAATTGGCGGATTTGGTCGGCAAGGAGCCGACTTATCAAGCAACGCCAGGCAAGCAAGAAATTCCGCCGCAGGTGGCAAAATTTGTCGATCGCTTATTTGCCCGATTAAAAGCGATATTCCCGGCGTGGCAGGCGGCATTTGATGGTGAGGAAGGCTATCAGGAAGCAAAACGGCTTTGGCTTGAGGCGTTGGTCAACAACGGCGTGACGACCGCTGCACAATTCAAGTGCGGTATTGCGCAGGCGGAACGGTCGGTAAGTCCGTTTTTTCCTAGCGCAGGGCAATTTATTGCGTGGTGTAAAACGGACGATTATGCCGCATTGGGGTTGCCGACCGTGGAGGAGTTGCAATATCGCTTAAATAAATTCCGATCTAACGGCGGCTTTTACAACATTGAAAATTTTGAGTTTGCATCAACCGCTGAATATTGGTTGATTACCAAAATTGCCAATGACGCACAGCAAAAAGCGTACACCGAGATGCAAGAGGATAAGGCGATTAAAAAAGCCTTGGAAGAAATGGCAAATCGTTTAAAAAGCGGTGTGAAATTGCCTGAGCCAGTAAGAACTATCGCTAAAGAAACCACGTTTAAACCTCACAATCCGCAAGAGGTAGCACGTTTTTTTAACCGTCCGGAATTGAAGTTTTAGGAGAAATGATGGAATTTGATAAAGACTGTTACAGAACGCCAAAATACGTGTTTAATTGGCTAAATAGCCGTTTTAAGTTTGATATTGACGGTTGCGCGACCGAAGAAAACAACTTGAGCTATCACTATATCGGCAAAGATGGCATTGTGGAGGATTTTTTAACGTTCGATCCGTTAGATTTAATAGCGGAATTAGAATTTTCCAATTTTACGATTTTTGTTAATCCGCCTTATAGCAACCCGCTGCCGTTTGTGAAACGTGCGGCAGAGCTTAAAAAATGGGGCTTTTTAGTCGTGATGTTATTGCCGGCGGATAAATCAACAAAGTGGTATCAGGTGATTCAGGAGAGCGCGACTGAGGTGATTGATATTGTCGGTGGGCGCATTAGTTTTCTTCATCCGTTGACTGGCGAAGAAGTGAAGGGGAATAACAAAGGCTCAATGATTGCCGTGTTTGACCCGACAATGCAGGATTTTGTGATAAGACAGGCAAATTTGGATTTTGTGAAGATGTGTGGTGGGTATGGAAGCTAAACAACGCTTTTTCTTGCGTAACGCACGCATACAGCAAAATGCGATTGGGGTAATACATTCCCTTGCCTTGGATGATAAAAACCCTGTGGTGGTGGAAATAAAGCCCTTAACGAGGACGTTGGCGCAGAATGCGAAATTACACGCGGTGTTAAGTGATATTGCGAGGCAATGTAAGTTTCAGGGCAAAAAGCGAGATATTGAAACCTGGAAAATGATTATGGTGTCCGCGCATAAAATTGCGACAGGGGGACAAGCAGAAATGGCAATCGGGCTGGAGGGCGAGGTGATTAACTTGCGTGAAAGCACGGCGCAAATGGGCGTGAAGCGGTTAGCGAGTCTAATTGATTATGTTGAAGCTTGGGCAGCGGAGCAAGGCGTGAGATTTAGCAACAAGCAAGGGTTTTACGGCTATTAAAAACCGCACCGAAGTGCGGTTGGATTAGGGTTAAAAATTGTTGCGGAGTTGTGGTCGTTTTTGTTTATCCGCAAATTGTCTTAGCCTTGGTAGGCTGCGAGTCCAGTTGTTATCTTTGTGTGGCTCAAAGGCGATTTCTTGAGTGAGTTTGTTTAGGAGTTGGTTGGCGTCTGCCAAAACAGGACTAAATTCCGCTACAAGTGAATGTGCTTTAGGTGCAAATGAAGAGCCGAGTTGTTGTAAGGCTGGGTTAAGGTGTTTGATTAGCTGTTGTTGTTCAGACATCGCAATCCATAACCAGACAAGGGTTTGTAGTTCATATTCGGTGAGTTCGGTGGAGAATGTTTTTTCTGGCTCAGGCAAAGCGAGTTGTTGATTTTGTAAACTGTATTTTCCAGTTTTGCGGATTTGTGGAAGAACTTCAGAGGTTACCCAACGTTTTACTTTTTTAGCTGATGGGAGTTTTGAACCAAGCACTAAAGAATACATTCCGCTTTCATTAACGAATAGTACACGCTGTTTTCTGCGGATTGTATCGATGACCTCACGTTTCGTTAGGTCATCTGGATCAACGTGATCCTTAATGGCTTTATGTGGATTTGAATATTCCAATAATTCAGCTAGCTGAGTAGCACGGAAAAAGATTTCGTTATTTTCGATAATAGTTTGAATTTGGGAGTGTTCAAAGTTGAAGATAGTTAAGTTTGACATTTTTGGTTTCCTTTTGAGAGAAATCCCTAACTTATTAGGGCGTTCGACAGCTCAAAACCTGCCAAAAATCAGGCGGACTTATTCCCTTACGGTATTGTATTCGTCGCACTGTCGAACATTGATTTAAGTTGTTGTTTTTGTATCAGGTATAAGAGATAGGAGAAACCCAGATACAAAAAAATCACGCTAACGGGGTGAATTACCGTTTTTGGTAGGCTTTTGAGACCTTTTAAATAAATCCTAACTTGTTTTTGTCTATTTAGCAAGGAGTAAAAATGAATATTACGCTAGGCGATGAAATTAAATTTAATGATGAAGTTGTGCCCGATCATTTGCTAAAAGCATTATTTGTGGTGTTGCAGAAGCGGTATCAGGAATTAGAAAGCCCTATCGCCGCCAATATAATTATGGCAAATCATTTACAAGTTTCTGAAAAGTGATGCCGTTAAATGTCACTTTAGGATAAAGCAGCTCGACAATTTTGTGAGTAAGCATTTCGTCAGATGTATTCATAAAAGCGTGGACAAGTTCTTCTAAATAGCAAGCGACTTGTTCTTCATAGTTATATTGAATGGCACTGACAACATCAAGGTAAATTGTGTGATGGTTGAGCGTGAGATGGAGTGTTGGCGGGATTAATTTATGAGTAAATTCTGCTGCAGATATTTCGATTGTGACTTCACGTCCTGCAAAGACAACCGTTACCACTTTGGTTGGTGATGCTACCGAAAAAAGTAAGCGTACTGCTTCGGCAAAGGCTTGAATAGATTGTTGGACAGGTGAAGTATTGGAGGTGAGAGAGCTTTCAATGAGGAAGAATGAGCGTAAATTCGGTGGTAAAAATTGATAAATTTGTTCAGATGTCATCGTTTTCGTCTCTTATTCGTTTATGAAAAATACCTACGCTTGACCGAGGAGAATGTCAAGCGTAAGGGGATTATTCTCGTAGCTCTTTTTGTGAAGCAATGGCTAAAAAATGGCTACGATCTTTATAAATTGGGTTGCTTGCTACGCGGCTATCAATACGTTTGATGAGATATTCGGGCAAGCTGATATTAATACGATGGCGTTTGCCTTGATAAGCGGAAATATCCACATCAAGTAGTAGCCAAGTATCGCAGTAGTTAAAGTCTTCTAAGGTTTTGTAATACTTATAGCCTTTATCTTGAAGCTCGCTGATGTTGGTGCCGTCTTCAAACATCATTTCTAAGATGGAATGAATGGCGTCCGTTGCTTGAACGGGAATTTCTTCAAGGGTATCTGCTGCACTAATGCAAGCGTATTTATCTGTAAATAATACTGGCACGGCAATGCCGTAAGCTTCATTTTCGTTATCAGGGGTTTCAATGCCGATAGTAAATAACATAGTTGCTCCTTGTGGGTTAGCTCGGCAGAGCTATAAAAGCCCTGCCGATTTTTTGATGGATCTTAATGTGCCGATTGGAACGTGTTGCTTGGGGTGTGGTACGGGGAATGTTTTCCCTGTAATTGGCGACTGCCAAATTTGGTGATCGCCTTTACCGTTCCGAACAAACGTGCAACCTGCATTTTTAAGTTCCTTGATTAAGTCGCGTGAGTGCATGCTTCCTCCTTGTCGTCTTAATCGAGATTGATTATACACAAGCATACACACAAATCAAGAGGTTTTAGATAGTAATGCAAAAAAGGTTAAGTGGAAAGTGCAAAATCTGCAAACAACCTTATATCAAACAGAAGGCTACGCAGCAGGTGTGTAGCGTGGAATGTGCGGTGAAATGGTCGGCAGAGCAATCACGCAAGAAACGTGAAAAACTAGATAAACAAGCAAGGGCAGAAAGTAAAAAGCGATTATCTGCATTAAAAGAGGAAAATAAAACTAAAGGGCAATTAATTAAAGAAGTTCAAGAAGCAGTTAATAGATATATTCGTGTTCGTGATGAAAATAAAGAATGTATTTCGTGCGGAACGCCATTAATCAGTGAAAAGCTCGGTGGTGGATTTGACGCTGGACATTATCGCAGTCGTGGTGCTGCTCCGCACTTGCGATTTTATACGTTAAATATTCACGGGCAGTGCAAGCGCTGTAACCGCCATTTAGGCGGTAATTATCACGAATATCGTGTTGGATTGATTGAACGATTGGGTATTAAGAAAGTAGAGGAAATAGAAGCAGACCAACGACAAAGACACTACAGTAATGATGATTTAAGACGCATTAAAAGAATCTTTAATAAGAAAACTAGGTTAATTCAAAGAAAGCGAGGTTAGAAATGGAATTGGTTTTTAATAATATCCGTAGAGTGTTTATTCAGTGGGGGTATTGGGCAATGCCTCGTTTGGGTACTGAATACCCTAGTTTATCCATTAGTATTCCGCTTCCGCCTGATGAGAGTGGGCGAAGAGTGTTGCCGATTAGTGAGGATTTGGCGTTAAAAATTGAGGAGTGCCTTTTAGTGATGCGTAAGGTTACGCCGGATTTGTATGAGTTATTTATGGCGACTTATGCTTATCGTTTGCCGCTTTATACGGAATATGACAGCGATCGTGTTCCTGTGAGATACGGGATATTAGAGTTATTTAATATAAGCAAAGCACAATATTTTAATCAGATGAAAATAGCGGAAACGTCATTAAAATTAATGCTTACAAAAGATGAGTGTATCTTTCTTGCGTGATTGCTTTTTTTCTTTTATTGTGATATGATTATATCACAATATGAAGAGGTAAAATATGATTAAGAGTTTTAAGCATAAAGGATTGAAGCAATTCTTTGAAAAGGGAATAACTAAAGGATTGCGAGCAGATCATATACGTAAAATTAATGGTATTTTATCTCTTATAGATCGTTCTGTTATTGTTGATGATTTCATTCAGTTTTATCAATGCCACGAATTAAAAGGGGATAGAAAAGGAATATATTCAATGACAGTATCAGGCAATTATCGCATTACTTTTGAATTTATTAATGGTGATGCATATATTTTAAATTACGAAGATTATCATTAAAGGAGGTATTTATGCGTAAACCAGCACATCCAGGTGAAGTGTTATTAGATGGTTTTATTGAACCGAACAAAATAAAAGTGTCTGAATTAGCAGCCCATCTTGGTTTTTCTCGTGAAACTTTATCAAGAGTATTGCATGGTAAAACTGCAATGACAGCGAATTTAGCTATTGCACTCGAGGAGGCGGGAATTAGTACAGCAAGATTATGGTTGTCTTTACAGACAGATTATGATTTATGGGAATTAAAACAGAAAAGAGAGCATCATATCAAACCATTTAATTTTGCTGTTGCGTAAAAATAAGAAATATAGTTGATTTGTCCGGACTAAAAGTATATATTGTTAGCTATAGTGCGGTTTTGCACGCTTGAAACGCACAGATGTTTTTTCTAACCCTGATCGGAAACGGTCGGGGTTTTTTATTGCCTCAAATAAGGAGGCTGAGGAATGAAAATGCCTGAAAAAGATCCGAATGTGTGGCTCATTATTTGGGCGTACATTCAGCAAAATTACAATGCCATCACAGGATTTGTGATGGCTTTTTTTATGTCGTTGTTACGCGCGGCATTTTTACGGCAAAAGACCAGTTATCGGCAGCGGATGTTGGATGGTGCGATTTGTGGTGCATTGACGTTGTCTTGTATGTCATTGCTTGATCATTTTGGTTTTCCGGAGAGTTTAGCCTCTTTTGTCGGGGGAATGTTTGGTTTTATTGGTGCGGAGAAAATCCGTGAGTATTTGATGCAAGCAATTAAAAAGCGGGTGAATAAAGATGAGCAGATTTAAATTTTCTACTACTAGTGAAATGCGTTTGGTTGGTGTGCATCCTGATTTGGTTAAGGTGGTGCGGACTGCTATTGCGGAATCAACGTTTGATTTTATGGTGGTGGAAGGTAAGCGCAGTAAAGCACGACAAGCCGCGTTGGTGAAAAGCGGTGCAAGTAAGACGATGAATAGTCGTCATTTAACTGGCCACGCCGTTGATTTGGCACCGGTTACAGTCGAGAACGGTAAAACGGTGATCGATTGGAATAACAAGGCAAAATTTAAAGCGCTGGCGGAATTGGTGAAAGCAATCGGTAAACGTTTGCATATTGAGGTTGAGTGGGGCGGTGATTGGCGTTCATTTTATGATGGCCCTCACTTTCAGTTAAGTCGTCAGGCATATCCGGACAGGTGAGAGATGTTCACAACAAATAAAGGGTTATTTGTGATAGCGAGTATGGCGTTGTTATTTGTCAGTGTCGTCTATCAATACTATTTTATTAAATCTTTAAAAGCCGAGATGGCTAAGCAATCAAACACGATCGCAATGCAAAGCAGCACGATTGAGCGGTTAAAAACGGATGCACTAATCAATCAACAATTAGCATTGGAATTGAGTAAGCAAGAGTCAGAGGCAAGGAGTCAATCAGATGAGATTATTAAAAATATATCGACAGTCGAAAAAAACAGTGATTGTTATCGGCACAACGCTCCTCAGTCTGTTATTGAGTTCTTGCAGCAGTGAGCCTGTTCAATGTGCTTGTTCGCCTGTTCCGCCTGCGTATTTAACTTATCTTGATAAAACGCATTTCAAAGGGCAAAGCTATGGTGATGTCGCGCAGTATGCGGTGATACTCAAGCGTGAACGTGATGTTTGTTTAAATCGAATAGATAGGATTAGAGAGTGGCAAACTGAACACGCTCAACATTAAAAGGTACTCCTGACGGGGTGGGGCTTTCCACGGGGTTGCGGGCTCGCGGTTTTCGGCAGTTTTTTGCATTTCTAGGCATCATCATCTTCTGCGGTTTTTGCATATTTATTAAGCACTTTTGTTTTTGCATTTTGCATTTTGGTTTTGGATTTTTGTGATTATGGAAAATTTATTTGATCTTAAATTGAATATTAATCAGATCGCCGAAATCACGGGAATGCACCGCCAGACGGTATCTCAACGCGTTGCGGCTTTAACCCCAAGTGCAGGAAGCAATAGCAAATTAAAGCTCTATCCCCTTGCGGATTTGATACGGTTGGGATTGCAAGAAAAGATGACGGCAGATGTCGATGCAATGTCGCCGAATGACCGGCGTGCATTTTGGCAAGCAGAGAACGAACGGCTGAAATATGAGCGAGAAACTGGCGAGCTGATCCCTGCTTATGAAGTGGCTCAAGAAATGAGTATCTTGGCGAAAGCGGTGGTACAACAGCTTGAAACCTTGCCAGATATTTTAGAACGTGATGCCGGATTGCAACCTAATGCGCTTATGCGAGTGCAACAAGTGATTGATGACATTCGAGATCAAATGGCATTGCATATTCAAGAGACTGAACATAAGGAAGAGTAATGTTTGCATCAGCAAAAGACATTCGCCGAGATATTGCCAACGCAATAAAAGCTCCGAGACGAATGAAAGTTTCCGAAGCAGTGACAGAATATATGCGCGTACCAATTGGTGGTGGAAACTCCGTAAAATGGGATAAACATACCGCTGCTTATATCCTAGAACCAATGGACTGCCTAAGCTCTCGTGAATATGATGCGGTGATTTTTGTAGGCCCTGCGCGAACAGGCAAAACCATTGGCTTGATTGATGGTTGGATAAGTTATTCAATTATTTGTGATCCGTCTGATTTTTTACTCGTACAACTTACCCAAGAAAAGGCAAGCGAACACAGTCGAAAAAGACTTGATCGCACGTTCCGTTGTTCACCTGAAATTGCTAAACGACTTAGTCCACGCAAAAACGACAATAATGTTCACGACAAATATTTTCGTGCAGGAAATTTGCTCAAAATTGGCTGGCCATCAATCAATGTATTATCTTCATCAGATTACAAATATGTAGCTTTAACGGACTACGACCGTTGGCCAGAAGATATTGACGGCGAGGGTGATGGTTTTTCCCTTGCCAGTAAGCGAACCACCACCTTTATGTCCGCCGGAATGACCTTAGTGGAAAGCTCACCAGGTAAAGACATTGTTGATATAAAACATCAACCTAAATCAACGCACGAAGCCCCACCGACAACCGGTATTTTAAGTCTATACAATCGAGGCGACCGTCGCCGGTTTTATTGGCAATGTCCTGAATGTGCAGAATATTTTGAGCCATCAATGGCGAATATGGTGGGATTTCGTGATGAGCCGGATTTTGTCAAAGCCAGTGAAAATGCACGTTTACAATGCCCACATTGCCAGCATTTGATCTCACCGGAAATGAAGCGAGATCTTAACATTCGTGGCGTATGGCTAAAAGAAGGGCAACACATTGATAAAGAGGGTAACATTCACGGTGAAGGGCGAAAATCTCGCATCGCTTCTTTTTGGCTTGAAGGTCCAGCCGCTGCCTATCAAACGTGGGCGCAACTCACTTACAAGCTCCTTAATGCAGAACAAGAGTATGAATTAACAGGGAGTGAAGAAACCTTAAAAGCAGTGATCAATACTGACTGGGGCTTGCCTTACTTACCACGCTCTGCGCTGGAACAACGGCGTGCTGACGAACTAATGGAGCGCCGTGAAGAGGCAGACAAGGATAATAAGACAATCCCAGCACAATGCCGTTTTCTTATTGCTGCAGTGGACGTACAAGGCGGACGCAACCGCCGTTTTGTGGTGCAAATTGTCGGTTATGGTGAAAATGGTGAGCGTTGGTTAATTGACCGTTATAACATTTCGCACACTTTACCCGATACAGACGGTGTGATTGAACCGATTGATCCAAGGTTGCCCGATGATTGGTACATTCTTATTACTGATGTATTAAAAAAACAGTACCCTCTTGCTAACAATCCAGAACATTTTATGCCCATTCTAGCAATGGCGGTGGATAGTGGTGGGGAAGAGGGCGTAACGGATAATGCCTACAAATTTTGGCGACAATGTCGGCGTGAAGGGCTAAGCAAAAAAGTGTATCTCGTCAAAGGTGACAGCACCAAACGGCAAAAACTCATTACCAAAACCTATCCGGATAATACATCGCGTTCAGATCGACACTCATCAGCGCGCGGTGATGTGCCGTTGTATTTATTGCAAACCGATTATCTCAAAGACCGCATCAACAACGCCCTTGCTCGCCAAACGGAAGGAGCAAATTACATTCACTTTCCGCGCTGGCTTGGTGAATGGTTCTTTGACGAGTTAGTTTATGAAGAGCGTGGGCCAGACGGAAAATGGCGTAAACCTGGTAAAGGCAACAACGAAGCCTTTGATTTATTTTGTTACGCCCACGCTATTGCGATTTTACGCGGCTATGAACGAATTAAATGGGGCGATGAAAAGCAAGTGCCGGATTGGGCAAAATTGCCCGAGATTAACCCCAATATTTTAAGAAATTCCACCGCACATCACACCCAAGAAAGTGCGGTAGAAAAAACGCAAGAATTACCTCTCAAAGCCAATATGACGAAAGAAAATTCCACTTGGCTGACAGGAAAACCTTATCGAAAAAGAGGGTGGTTATGAGCCTTTATACCATTGATGAATTAAAACAAAAAATCCGCTTGCTTGATGAAAAAATCGAAACGGCACAAAGCCAAGTGAGTTTTAACGGACGAGCGGTTTCTTGGCTGATTAATGAATTGAGTAAACAGCGTGATCGGTATCAAGCAATGTTAGATGAAATGCTGGCGCAAAGTGGGCAGAAAGTAAAAAAACATCGCATAAAATACGCAAGATTTCGCTAAAAAATAAACCCCGAAAGGTGCGAACTTTCGGGGTTTTTCATTCCGAATACCTAAACTATAAGGAACGAAGATTTATGGAGAGTTTAAAACTTATCCTTTCAATAATCAAGGAGTTTAGAAAAATGTCAACACAGTTATCGAATTTACGCTTTTGGGGATTGTGGCTTATTGGCTTCTTAATTGCATTATCGATTTTCATTAATGCGGTGAAATGGTGGTGAGAATGAACTTCTTAGAAAAAACCATTGCTGCACTTTCGCCACAATGGGCGGCAAAACGGTCTAAAAGCCGTTATGTACTCAATACTTATGAGGCCGCATTGCCCAGCCGAACTCATAAGGCTAATCGAGATGGGCAAGGTGCAAACGTTAATGTGCGACAAAGTGCGGTGAGTTTACGTGAGCAAGCTCGTGCGTTAGACCAAAATCACGATATTGTGATCGGCATTTTGGATAAACTCGAAGAACGGGTGATTGGTTCAAAAGGCATTCATATCGAACCACAGCCCCTAATGAAAAATGGTGATGTCCACAAAGGACTTGCGGAACAAATCCGTAAATTGTGGGCGGAATGGTCTATTAAGCCTGAAGTTACTGGGCTTTATACACGCCCTGCATTGGAAAGAATGTTATTACGCACGTGGCTGCGTGATGGCGAGGTGTTCGTTCAGTTGGTGAAAGGAAAAGTACTGGGCTTGGTTCACGCCTCTAATATTCCTTTTTCCTTGGAGGCATTGGAACCTGACTTTGTGCCAATGAATACTGATGTGGCAAAAGAAAATTTGCTACAAGGGGTTTATCTTAATGCGTGGCGTAAGCCCACTGGTTATCAAGTTTACTTAGATAATCCGCAAGAGTCAGGGAAATTTTACGACAAAGTCAAAACCATCTCGGCAGAAAATATGTTGCACTTGGCTTTTCGTAAGCGATTACATCAAATCCGTGGTGTGAGTATGTTGCACGGGGTGATTGTCCGCCTTGCTGATCTGAAAGAGTACGAAGAAAGCGAACGTGTTGCCGCACGTATTGCTGCCGCAATGACGCTGTATATTAAAAAAGGTGACGCACAACTTTATGATACAGATGAAACAAGCGAGAGCGGAGAACGGTTATTTGACATTGCACCCGGTGCGGTCATAGATGATCTAAAACCGGGTGAAGATATTGGCTTAATTAATTCCAATCGCCCGAACACCAATTTAGAGAGTTTCCGCAATGGGCAATTACGCGCCACCGCGGCTGGCACACGTTCCAGTTATTCCAGCATTGCCCGAGATTATAACGGTACCTATTCCGCGCAACGGCAAGAATTAGTAGAAAGTTTTGAAGGCTATGCGGTGTTGCAAGATACCTTTGTAGCGGCAATCTCTCGTCCGATTTACCGAGAATGGCTCAAAATGGCGATTGCCGCACAAGCCATTCAAGTTCCCGCTGATGTCGATCCCGATTCACTCTTTAATGCGGTTTATTCTGGCCCAGTAATGCCGTGGATTGACCCAATTAAAGAGGCGAATGCGTGGAAAGAGCGGATTAAAGGTGGTTTAGCTACCGAAGGGCAGGCTATTCGAGCCAGTGGTAATAACCCAGCAGAAGTGAAACGCCAGCGGATTGTTGAAGTGCAAGAAAATAAACAAGCAGGGCTTAAATTTGATACCGATTTGACGAATTGTAAGGAGGGACAAAAGCACGATAAAAAAATGAGCAATACAGATAATGAAGAAAGTTAAATATTAATATTAAAGGAGCATTTTATGAACACTAATGAAGATATGTTAGATCCGATTATTGTAATACCTGAACCTGATCCAATTATTCCGGTTAATCCTGTTGCGTTTCCGACGATAGATCCAATAACGGAAATTCAAAGACAAAATTATTATTATTTTTCTCGTCGGATTGCCTACGATAGCAGAAAAATTATTAGCTACTCAGGGTTAAAAAATACTGCCTATGATGTAGATAAAAAATTGAAAGAGATTGAATCTAACACTATCAGCTTTACAAGTGCTTATGTTGTTTTAGATGATCTAGATAAATTAGCTAAATTTTATGCTGAGTGGATGACAAAAGAAGAGCTTGAAAAAGTTAAGTCACTTAGAGTTTTGATATTTAATTATCAGAATAGATTAAATGATTTAAGAAATACTTATTTAGAAAAAGAGCAAATTGCACAAAAAGCAGAAAATGATAATAAACCTCGTTTTGGATTAACAAAGGTACATCCTAAAGATTGGGATTTAATTCTTTCTATAACAGGGAGTGCTAGGTTATGGCTACATTATGTTTCAAAATACAAAATAGAGGAGATAAACAGTAAGCAGGAATTTATTGACGAACTTATTCTATTAAATGACTGCTTATCAGAATTATCTCGGTATTCTCGAAAATTACATTCTAAATTAGAGATTGAATTAGAGAGACATCTGCAAAAAACCAATAATATTCTTTTACTAGACAGAAATGAACCGGTCACTTCCTTTGATATGATGAAGCATTATTGGTCAGGAAAAGGAAATGCGGTAACTTTGCAACAGTTAGGGCTATTTGAAAAAGTTAAGTCTTTGGTAAAAACACCAAATCAACTTGGGAAACAAAATGGTCACAGTGTTCAAGGGGATTTTATTCAACAGATCATCAAAAATAACAGGAAATCTTTTCGTAATACCTATTCTTTTCGTCAGAATGTAGGAGCGTTAGCTATTAATAATCCTTTATGGGCAATTGGCGGAGCAATTATTGAAGGTCAATTCTCAGGGAATGCAGTAAGTGAAAATGGTAAATTTTATCTAAAGGGTGAGATTAGTTATAAATTCTATGATAAATTTACTGATCCTTATGATACTTTCAACTTAATTCCAGGGGAATGGAATCCAGATGGTGATAGCTATGATATTAATGGCAAATGGACTGAACCTGTTTCAGTTGAAATTAGCCAAACGGATTACCTGAACCTCAAACAGTAGGATATTTTATGTTTGCCTTTGTATGGATATTTCTCTCATTCTGTTTTTATTTTTATCTATTTACCCATTATCTTTTTCTTCCTTTCTCGGGACAAAGTATTTTGCTTTCAATTATTTCCTGGAGTGTTTTAGTCGGTGGAGTTGCATTTGTTAAACACCGATTTCAGCGAAGTCAAAAAAGCAAATGGCTGCTCCGATTTTTGTTGTCGTATTTAATGATGATAATCATCCATATGATTTTATCATTGTTAATTTTATGTTATGCAAAGGAAATATTATTTAATTATGACTGGGGCAATATTGCAGTTGGAATGTTAGGGATACCGATAGGGGTTTATTTATATCAATTTTGGACAAAATAGGTCATTTTAATGAAAAGCTGGTACTCCATTAAAGCCTCCGCCAATCAAAGTGCGGAGGTTTTTATTTATGATGAAATTGGATTTTGGGGCGTTTCAGCGCAGCAATTTGCCAATGAGCTAAAAGAGATTGGCAATGTGCGTCAAATTAATCTCCATATTCATTCGCCCGGCGGTGATGTGTTTGATGGCATTGCCATTTATAACTTACTGAAAAATCACCCCGCAAATAAGACCGTCTATATTGAGGGGCTTGCAGCCTCTATGGCTTCTGTTATCGCAATGGCAGGCGATGAAGTCATTATGCCTGAAAACGCAATGCTAATGATCCATAAGCCTTGGGGCATTCAAGGCGGTGATGCGGAAGAACTGCGTAAATATGCGGATTTGTTGGATAAAGTGGAAAGTACGTTATTGATGGCGTACATCGCAAAAACAGGCAAATCCGAAGATGAATTAGCAGCAATGCTCGCTGTGGAAACTTGGCTTACCGGCAAAGAATGCGTTGAGCTTGGTTTCGCTGACAAACTGGCCGAACCCCTTGTGGCGATGGCTTCCATTCAATCGAAAAAAATAGAGGATTTTACCAATATGCCTAATGAAATCAAAAATATGTTGTTGAAGCCACAAGGCAACGCAAAAAATCAGAACGTGGCACCAGAACAAAACCCAGAACAACTTCAACCGCACGACAAGCCGGCAGCGCAAACGGTAGATAATACCGCACAAGTGCAAGCGCAAATGGCGCAACGAAATCTGGCAATCAAAGCGGTATTTGCCCCATTCAACGGTCAATTTAATGATTTGCTGGTGGAATGTTTAGGTGATATTACCGTTACCGCAGAACAAGCGAAAGATAAATTATTGGCAAAACTCGGTGAAAACACCACACCAAGCGTACCGCAACATCATATTCACGTTGACAACGGCAATATTGTCGGTGATAGCGTGAAAGCCTCTTTGCTTGCGCGTGCAGGTTTTGAAAAAACAGAAAAAGACAACGCCTACAATGCAATGACTTTGCGTGAATTGGCGCGCGCATCGTTGGTCGATCGTGGTGTAGGTATTGCCGGAATGAATGCAATGCAGATGGTGGGAATGGCATTTACGCATTCCACTTCTGATTTTGGTCAAATTTTGATTGATGTGGCACACAAATCCGTATTAAAAGGTTGGGCGGAAAGTACGGAAAACTTTGAGCAATGGACGCACAAAGGTACGCTTACCGATTTTCGCCCTGCTTATCGTGTCGGCTTAGGTAGCTTTGAAAGTCTGCCTCAAGTTCGTGAAGGTGCGGAATATACTTATGTAACCCTTGGTGATACAGGTATGCACGTTTCACTTGCCACTTACGGAGCGTTATTCAGCCTCACACGCCAACTTATCATCAATGATGATATGCATATGCTCACCCAAGTGCCTTATAAACTTGGACAAGCGGCACGCGCGACGATTGCAGATTTAGTATTTGCTCAGCTCTTTGGCGATCCGGTGATGAGTTATGACGGTAAAAAACTTTATGATGCTGCACATAAAAACACCGTAACCAGTGGCGCAATGGATTTAGCTACCATTGATAAAGCCATCCAATTAATGAATGCGCAAAAATCCTTTGATGGTAAACAGCTTGCGATTGAACCTGATGTCTTGCTTGCACCAACCTCGCTTTATACTCGAGCAAAACAGATTTTAGGTTCAAACTCTGTGGAGGGGGCGGATATTAACGCTGGTATTATTAATCCATTAAAAGATGTGGTACCGGTTACCAAATCCCAACGCTTGCAAGCAGAGAATGCGAAAATTTGGTACTTGCTTAATAAAGAGGCGATTGAAGTCTCTTATCTCAATGGTGTTGAACAACCATTTATCGATCAGCAAACCGGCTTTACAGTGGATGGTGTAACCACCAAAGTCCGTATTGATGCTGGCGTAAATGTGTTGGATCACCGTGGTATTGTGCGTGTAACCAATAGCTAATAGTCTAGAAACGAGAAAACCCCGATTGCTTGCCACAGTCGGGGTTTTCTTATTTAAGCCTTAAATAGGAAGGGTTAAATAATTGAATGAATTTTAACATCAAACTGCCATCTTTTAAAGAGGTAAACATAATGCTGACATTATTAGATGAGAGAAAATCAGTGCGTTTTTTCTTATGGGCGTGCTTACTTATGGCATTTATTTTGGGCGTGATGTGGTTATTACCTGATGTTATTCACGCAATTAAACAAGCATAACAGGAGCTTATTATGGCGAAAAATTTTATTCAAAACGGCGACACCATTGATTTTGTCGCCACAAAAAATGTGAAAAGCGGTGATGTTGTGGTCTTACAAGATCTGATTGCGGTTGCCGTTACCGATGTGGCAAACAAAGCAACTGGCACAGGAATTGTCGGCGGTGTATGGCGAGTGAAAGCCAAACAAGCTGACGACATCAAACAAGGCGATGTACTGTATTGGTCTGATGCAGATGGTGCAACCAAAACCGCAGCCAGTAACAAACGCCTTGGTATTGCGTGGACTGACTCAGGCACATCATCTGAACAAGTTGATGTGAAAATCAATGCTTAACCCGTTTGAACAGGCTTTAGCACAAGCAGACAAGGCGATAACAGATATTATGATGTCGCCTTGGCTGATTGACGGTGTCATTTATCCTGCCACTTACGATGAAGTGCCACAACGTTTTGAAGGAATGTTGCAGTATAACGAAGAGTATCGGGTAAACGGCACCAAGCGCACATTAACACTGTTTAAAGAAAGCGGCTATCGTCCACGTGTGGGCGATAGTGCGGAACAAGGTGATAAGCAGTTTTTGGTTAAAGCCTTTGAGCTGGTGGATCAACTGATTATTTTGCAACTGGAGTAAATAATGACGTTAGACCAAGATCTTGCTTTAATCCGACGAAATGCGAATAAGGTGGTGAAGCAGCTTAATCGTCAAGCAGCAAAAACCATCAATCATTTGGCAACAAAGGCGCGCAATCAAGCCACCAAAAATGTTGCCAAAGATATCGGAGTGCCAGTGAAAACCCTAAAAGGCAGAACAAGGCAAAGCAAACATCAGCGTGCAACCGCCTCCAAGCTGCGTGCACAGTTGCGCGTTAATGTTTCACCGTTACCGTTAATTCGCCTGTTAGAGCGCAAAGCGAATCGGGTATGGGAAGGGCGTGGCGCAATTATGGTGGGGAAATATGCGGTACAACGTGGTTTTATCCAAACCCTTGCTAATGGACGCACGCACGTTATGCAACGGGCAGGGCGAGCGCGCTATTCTATTGACGTGGTGAAAATTCCACTACGTCAGCCATTGACCGCAGCTTACCAACAAGCCCTCAAAGATTATCCCACCGAATTACAGAAAGAACTGAAAGGCCGCTTAAGTGCGGTTTTTTCTTAAGGAGAAAAAATGCTGATTCATAAAGCGATTCGAGAACAGGTCGCCTTACAGCTACGAATGTTAAACCCTGAAATTAACGTTTGGGCTGGGCGCCCCACCTTTATTGACTTAGACAATGAACCAACCACACTGGCGGTTTTTATTGACGATGCGCAAAGCGAGCCAACGGGATTATGTGGTGGTGAGTGGGAGGCAATCTTAAATATTGCCATTTATCAACGATCAACCCAAGGCGAAGCCCCGCTCGATGAGCTGGCGGAGCAAATCGTTCAGCGTCTGGCAGAAGCCTTTGAAGATGACGAGCTGGATACATTACAGCAATGTTATTTAACTGGGTATCACTATGAACAAGATGCGCAAAAACGCACTTGGTACATTGCGAACTTACAATATCAAATTACTTATGGGCAGGAGGAATAATGGCCACACAAACTACGCCTTTCCAAGGCACAAAATTTTATATCGGCATTGGCTTAGAAACGAAAAAGGCGATTACTGCTTGTAGTATTAGCCCCAATGCCACCATTACCGCTACCGGACACGGTGTGAAAGCCGGAGATTGTATCAAAATAAGCGGATTAGGCGCATTAGACGGTTATTATCCGGTGAAGTCGGTACAAACTGATGTGATCACCTTAGCGGATGAGGTTGATTGGTCAACACAGGATAAACCGACCAATTTCGGTCAAGCACAATTGGAAAAAGTGCAGTGGTCATCTAACTTTTGCGCCATTAAAAACATTGAAAAAGACGGCGACACACTGACAGAAGAAGATGTGACCACAATGTGCAGTGAGGGAACAGAAACCGAACCGGGCGATATTGAGTTCGGCAACGTCAAACTCACTTTCTTCTGGGCGCCTGCCACCGCAATGCAAGCGGATTTACGCAAGAAGTTCTACGGCAAAGAAACGTTCCCCTATTTGATTGTGTTCAAAAACAATCAAGGCTCGTTATATGGCACAGGCTTTATTCAAACCAGCACCAATATCAGCGGTGAAGTCAAAGGCAAGTTTGAATCAGGCGTAACCATTAAACAATCTAAACGTGATTATTTATTGCCAGTCGCATAACCAACTCACCGCACGATAAAAAGTGCGGTGTTTTTTATAAACATTTTAAGGAAATAAACAAATGAAAGGCACTAAAGCAACTTTACTCGCGATTAAACCCACATTGAAACCGTTTGAACTCAATGGCAACACTTACTATATCCGCTCTTTTACTGTGGGTGATGTAAACCGTGAAGTGTTTGAATATCAAAATTGGCTGAAAGCCCAAGCCACCGCACAAGGCATAGAGCTTAATTTGAATGATGAAGACGCACTAGCTAAGCAACTTGAACCTATTGCCGATAAATACCGTCTTGCACGCAATCTTGCTATCAAATTATGCGATGAAAAAGGCAATAACTTATTCGATCCTGACAATATCGAAGATTTAGAAGCGATCTTAACTCTTGATGACAGCGTACTTACCGCCTTTAATCAAGCCGAAAATGCTGATACCCCAAAAAACTCACCGCCCGACGCAAGTTCCAATTAACCTTATCCCTTGCGTTGGGTAAAACACTATCAGAAATCGAAGCAATGCCTGAAAGCCACTTGCAAGAATATGAACAATTCTACCGAGAACAGCCTTTTGGTTTATGGCGTGAAGATTACCGCACCGCACAAATTGCCTATCTTTTAGCGGCGATTAACAGCGATCCGAAAAAAGACAGCCCAAAACTCACCGAGTTTATGCCGTTTTTTGCAGAACAAAGTGCGGTGGAAAATAGCCAAGATTTTGATGATGGTAGCGAGATGTTTTTGGCACAGAGATAAAATAACCATTGAAAAAAATAGATTCATATATTGCATTTAAAAACTGAAGTTGTTTTGCTTAGCAAAAATAAACATAATGACGATACTTATTATGTTTTTTACATCCAGCCTTTGGCGAGTCGTTTCACTATTCCGAAATAGATGACCCTTAGGCTTTTTTATTGTTGAATAAATTAAACAGCAAACCCCGATTGTGACTTTATAGGTGTTGGAACCTACAACCAAAGGTATTGCTACACCAGCTATAAATCGACATATACCAAATATGTGCTATATCACATATTTATTTAGTAACATACCTACCCAATATAAAATGAGATATACTGCATACATTCTTTATTAGCATGAGAGCTTTTTAGTATGAAGTTAAATATAGAGATGAAAAAAGATCATTTGCAGAGACTATCCAATAACTCGGTTTTCGAGGGAATATCTGAATTAATATGGAATGGGATCGATGCAGATGCTAATAACATTGATGTTCATATCAAGAGAAACGCCATCCAAGGAATAGAAACAATCATCGTCAAGGATGACGGCGTTGGAATAGATTATTCTTTAGCTTGCAATTACTTTAAAGCTCTTGGTGGATCATGGAAAAGGGAAGCTATAAAGAGCGGAAATGGAAGATTTCTTCATGGGCAGAAAGGTGAAGGTCGCTTTAAGAGTTTTGCTTTAGGGGGAAAAATCACATGGACATCAACTTATAAAAAAGACGATATATTAAAAAGGTTTGATATAGTTTCTTATAAACATTCATTAGATGTTGTAGATATATTTAATGAAAGTATTTTAGAAGAAGGAACTACAGGAACAGTAGTTACTATTGAGAATATAGAGGATAGAGCAGCTTCTTTATCACAAAATATGCTAATCAAAAGATTGAATTACATATTTGCAGGATACCTATATCAATATCCAGAGATTACTATCAGAGTGAATGGAGAGAAAATAGATCCTTCTCAGCTTGTTGACTCTGTGGAAACTATAGCTCTTGATGAAAATATGGGGAAGATCAAACTTATCCTCTGGAATACAAAAGAAGATTCAACCTTTTTCTTGTGTAAGGAAGATTATTCCTGTTTATGTGAATATAACACCGCACAGCGTATTAAACGAGCCGGTTATAGATATTCGGCTTATCTTTCCAGTCATATCATAGATAGATTAAATAACTCTAATAATCTTGAGCTTATTTATATGGATAATGAGTTAACCCCATTAATTGACCATTCTATAAATAAGTTAAATGACTTCTTCAGAAATAAAAAAGCTGAAGAAAATGCTAAAAGAGTTGAAACTTGGATTCAAGAAGGGATATATCCATACTCAGATGTGGATGCAAAAACGGATATTGAAATAGCTGAGAGACAGGTATTTGATATAGTTGCTACACAAGTAGAAGATAATCTTGCTAAATTTAAAAATAGTAGTACTGAAACAAAACAACTCACTTTTAAGCTCATATTCCAAGCTTTGAAAGATAATCCAGAATCGATGGAAAAAATACTTGTAGAGGTGTTAAATTTGAACGAAGAAGATAGAGAAACACTAAACTCATTACTTAATAACACAACATTATCATCAATTATAAAAGCATCTAAAGTTGTTACCGATAGATTAAATTTTATAAGGGGATTGGAAGAGTTACTATTTGATAGAGATAACAAAAAAACGCTTTTGGAAAGAGATCAGTTGCATAAAATGTTAGAAAAAGAGACATGGATCTTTTCTGAAGATTTTCAGTTTTCAGGTAGTGAGAATTATCTGAATGATATATTAGAGAAACACGCAGATAAGCTAGATTATTATGATAAAGATATTGATATGGGGAAGCCTGTTTTATTGTCAGACGGTAGGCAAGGTCGTGTTGATTTATTATTCCATAAAGCGAGATCGCCAAGAGAAGGCTATACCGATTATTTGATTGTTGAACTTAAGAGACCGTCTAAAAAAATAAATGATGATGTTATCAGTCAAATTAAAAAATATGCTTATGCTATAGCAGGGGAAGAAAGGTTTGATAAGCAAAAAACATCTTGGACATTTATTGCTGTGTCGAATGAATTTGATGATTTTGCTGAAATGGAAGCTTCTCAGGATAATAGAGTCAGAGGATTAATAAGCGAACATGGTGATGTAAAAGTTTATATTATGAAATGGTCTGAAGTATTAAATAATGCGAAGACAAGAGTAGGTTTTTTTAAGAAACAGTTAGATTTTGATGCAACAAAAGAAACTGCTCGACAATATTTAAACGAGAAACACTCAAAATATTTACCTAAAACATATTCTTGATTTATTGGAAGCCCTATTGCAATAAATAGGGCTTTGTTTTATATTATCCACATAGGTGTCGAAACCTTAAAACAGGCGGTAATCCGCAACCGAAATCCAATGCGGTTTTTTTGTATCTAGAATTTGGTGTTTCTCCTTTTCTCAGCCAAATTTAGTAAACGAAAAACGGTATATTTGCTCAATGTCGAGAGGGTGAGGAATACAATACCTTCGGGGAATAACTCCAGCCATCCTGTTTTGGCTTTCGAACCTCTCGGCACCAACCATATTCATTATGAATATAGTTGATAATTTCGAAAAATATAAACAGGAGATGGATTATGTCTAATCTAATTTCAACTCAAACACTTCAATTTCACAATCAATCTTTAGTTACTTTTGAACAAAACGGTACATACTACACTGCAATGAAACCGATTTGTGAAAATATTGGACTGCAATGGGAATCTCAATTTAATCGTATTAAACGTGATGACGTATTAAGTTCAACTATTGTTATGATAACCATAGTTGCCGAAGATGGTAAAAAACGTGAAATGCTCTGCCTCCCAATCCAATACCTCAACGGCTGGCTATTTGGCATTGATGTAAAACGGGTGAAACCTGAAATCCGAGAAACCTTGATCACCTATAAAAGAGAATGTTATCAAGCGTTGTTTGATTATTGGAATAAACCAAAACAACAACCGTTACCCCTTGCAGAAGCCGAAGCAGACGAAGAAGCCATCCGCATTATTGCTAACCTATATCACTCGCTTAATGGTGCGTATGAAATGGGCGAAAAAATCCGCAAAGAATATCCACATCTTGGTAGAGATATAGACAAATTCATCGGAGGGCATTACCTCTATAACCTCAATATGCCAACTGAAAACGCTTTAACCAAAGCGAGAAAATATGTTCAAGCCAAAAGCGAACGCATTATGTTCATCAAAGGAATGTTAAGCCTGCTTGACGAACAACCACAGCCGAAGAGATTAAACAACTTCTAAAAATTCAATAAAAACCGACCGCACTTTAGTTTAAGTGCGGTTACAGGAGAACCAAATGAAACGAAATTGGGAGCTTATCCGCAAAATTTTGTTCAAACTTGAGCAAAAGGTTGATGATACGCCGTTGGATAGTGAGAGCATAAAAGGCTTTCCGCCTGATGTAGTGGCATATCATTATCAACTGTTGGCACAGGCTGAACTGATTTGCATTGAAGATAATTCTACAATGGGCGATGCGGATTTTGTGGCAATAAATTTAACGTGGCAAGGACACGAATTTCTTGACAAAATCCGTAGCGACACAGCGTGGAATAAAATTAAACAAATCATTAAAACCAAAGGGATTGATTTATCTTTTGAGGCGATTAAGTTAGCAGGGAAAAGTTTATTGATTTCTTTATTGAAATAGCTTGACTGCCAGTAGGGATTTGGTAGATTGGTAATAACGTTTAGGAGGCAATATGTTCAAAAAAGAATTTGGAATGCTTAGCTTTTTATTAGGTGAGATAAAAAGTGTTGTAGCGATCTTTTTTATTTTACCTCTTATTTTTATCTCTGTTGTACTAGGCTTTTCTACAGGAGTAATTTGGAAATATCTTGTTATTTTATTTATTGGTTTGGTGATACTTGCATTCCTCATAGGGATAGTATTATTTTTCTCAAATAAGAAATGGGAAAAAGAACAGGAAGCTAAAAAGGCGGAGCAAGCAGAACGAGATAAAGTTAGGTATGTCATTATAAAATAGAAATATTAATAGCCTAAATAGATTTAATTGTGGAGATGAAAAAATGATTGATTTCATTAAATTTTGTGCAAACATTTTCTTTTTTATGGTTAGTATATTTGGGATCATCTTTCTACTTTTTGCTGTTGACTTTATTTATATCCTTATCTTTCTTGGCATATTTTTCACGATTTTTTTAGTGCGTTTAGTGATGATGTTTATTGAGGTAGATAAACGCTATAAGAACTTGGAAAAGCAGAGAAAAGAAACCTGTAAAATATATTATTATTAAATAAGGCTTTTGATTGTGTAAGAACCCGCTTAATGCGGGTTTTTTATTGGGGGCATTTATGTCATTAGGTAAGTTAAATATTAATTTGAGTTTAGAAACAGCTGAGTTTCAACAAGGGCTGGATAAGTCTTCTCACCAAACAAGAAAATTTATCAAATCATTTGAAACAGATTTAGATAGAGCTAAAAATAGTGCTAAACAATTCTCTGAACGTACAGCAAAATATTTAAATAATATAGAGCGAGCAGCAATTTCAATTAATAAGACAACAAGTCGACATTTTTTGGCTAGCATTGGCAGTTTTGCAGCAAGTCATTTATCTTCTGCCGCTTCCAAAACATTACAATACGCTGACAGCTACACTGAACTACAAAACCGTATGCGGTTAGTCACAGAAAGCACTGTTCAAATGGTAGCGGCGACAGAGTCTGTTTTCGATATTGCCCTAAAAACTAATCAAAGCCTAAATGCTACCTCTGAAGTTTACCAACGCTTTGCCAAAAATGCGAAACAGCTCGGCTTATCACAAGCGGATGTGGCATCACTCACAGAAACCGTTTCTAAAGCGGTGGCGATGTCTGGTGCAAGTGCGGCATCTGCTGAAGCTGCATTAATGCAATTTGGGCAGGCAATGGCAAGTGGTGAATTGCGGGGAGAGGAACTCAATTCCGTAATGGAACAAACGCCGGGGCTTGCTGACGCAATTGCAAAAGGCTTAGGGATTACTACTGCAGAATTGAAAGCAATGGGAAAAGCTGGAGAGTTGTCGATTCCAAAAGTGATTGAAGCATTAAAAAAAGCGAAAGATTCTGTAGATAGTGATTTTGAGAAGCGTGTTATTACAGTTTCTCAGGCATTCACGAATTTAGAAACACATATGGTAAAAACCATTGGCGAGCTGGATAAAGCCAATGGAATTACTGGAATGTTTGCAAAAAGTATTGATTTTGCGGCGAATAATCTTGATAGCTTAATTAAAATCACCGGTGCTTTTGTTGCTGCCGGTGCTGTTGCTTATATTGGGCGGTATGCTAATGGAATGTTGGTAAGTGCCTATAATACGGCTAAAAATACGAAAGAACATTATAGTTCGGTAAAAGCGACATATGACAGCATTAGAGCGAAACGCTTAGAAATGCAAACAATGCAAGCGGTATTGGCGGAGCAATATAAGGCAGCGCAAAGCGAACGTACACAATTTGCCTTGCGTGAGCAAATGAAAGTGCAATCGCAACAGATTATTGCATTGGCAAAACAAGAGGCACAGGCGAAACGAGAGCTTTCTGTCGCAAATAGCTTAGTTACTAAAGCGAGTGGTGTATTAAAAGGCGCATTGGGTTTACTGGGCGGACCAACCGGTGCCGCAATGTTGGCAGGAAGTGCCTTGTTTTATTTCTCAATGCAGGCAAAAGAAGCACAGCAAAAAGCATTGGATACTGCAAGCGCGAATGAAAGATTAAGAGAAAGCTATGATGGCTTAAGTACCAGTGCCTTATCGCTAAAAATTGCAGATCAGCTAAAAGATCTTGAGAATTATGAAAAACAGATTACGAGTGTAGAGGCTGAAATTTCAGAAATTCAGACAACGCATTGGCAGTTTGGTTTGGAATTATCAGAGAAAAGCAAGAAAGATTTGGACTTGCTTAGGGACAAGCTACAACAGATCAAAGAAAATCAGGATATTGATTTTTCCGTGTTAAAAAATCAAGTTATTCAATTAGGTGTGTTATTTCTACAAAGCGGGAAAAGTACGGAAGATTTTGCACGCAAACTGAAATTGATGGGAGTAGATAGCAAGCTCATTAACGAGGCTCTTGCGGAGTTGCCGAACAAACTCAAAAACACGACCAAGGAAACAAAAACAGCGGAACAAGCTGTGTTAGACTTAAAAAAAGCACAAGAAGCACTGACTAAAAAATCAGATGATCTAAGAACAAAATTAGAGGTATTAAGGCTCAAAAATCAAGGGCACGCCAAAGCCTCATTTGTTTTGGCAGGGCTTTATGATGTGCTTGGTGAAAAAGGGGCTAAATACTCAGAAGTCTTAAATGCAATTGCAAGAGGAGATGTAGCAGCGGCTGAAAGTGCAGCGAAAGCGATAAACCTTTCCACAGAGCAGCTTAAAACAATGCTGGCTATGGGCAAGGAAATTGGTCAATTATTCAGTAGCGATCAAGAAACGCAAACACTTGAAAAAGAGCTGAAAGTAAAAGCAAAAGGTACGAAAACAGATTACGTTAAACAATACACCGATCAGCTGACCGAAATGCAAAACCGCATTGCGCAGCTAAGGGCTGATACGAATGATATTAAGCTGTTCGGTGAACCAAGCCAGTACCAAGAGTTTAGTAAACTACAACAAGACATCACTGCCAATGCGGAAAAATATGCGGCATACGGGGTGGAGGGTGTAGCGAAACTGAAAGAAATGGCGCGTCAAATTGATAGCGAAACGCAGAAAAAAGCGATTGCTCAGTTCGGTATCAATAACAACAAACAGCTTGATGCAATGGAGTTTGAATTAAGTCTGTTGGGAAAAACACGTAAAGAGCAGGATTTAATTCAGTATAACCATCAATTAGATCTGGAAGCCGCACGCCTTAAAATCGGGATGTCAAAAGAGAATGCTGCACAATTAGATGCGGAAATTATCAAGCTAAAAGCGCGTAGAGCGGAAATTGAAAGACAAAAAGCATTAGCACAGTCTAATCCGTTGCTCGGTTTGCAGGATGGCATCGTGAAATTTGGGGAGGCTGCCAATAATGTGATGGCGAATGTTTCACAGATTACACAAAATGCCCTTGGCGGAATGTCAGATGTGTTAACCGATTTTGTATTGACAGGGAAAGCAAATTTTAATGATTTAGCACAGTCGATCATCAAAGATATTAGCGCAATGATTATGAAAATGATGCTGTTCAAGGCGCTTGAGTCCGCTTTTGGTGGCACGTCTTTTGGGAAATTGTTGGGCTTTTCCCAAGGGGGTTTAGTCGGCTTTGATAACGGTGGCTTCACCGGTTTAGGCGGTAAATACACGCCTGCGGGTATCGTGCATAAAGGTGAATACGTCATCACCAAAGAAGCGACATCAAGACTCGGTGTAGATTATCTTGATTTCTTAAACTACGGTACTAGACGTGGTTTTGCCAATGGTGGCGGTGTTGCTGTGCCGAAAGTGCCAGTGGTGAAAGCCAAAACACAAAATGCCAATGTCAGTATCAAAGTGATCAACAACGGGGAGCCGGTGGATGCCAAAGTGACGCAAAAACAGCAAGGCGAACAGTTGCAAGTAACGGTGGAGTTAATGCGAAAAATTGCTAAACAGGAGGCAAGCAGTATGTTACAAACCAATTTTAGAGCCGGAGGAGCCTTTGCCTAATGGAAACGTTTAAATGGTGTGTGCGGCCAAAGCTCACAATTGAAAATGAACCACGCCGCAATGTGGTGCAGTTTGGCGATGGTTATGCTCAGCGTGCCAAAGTTGGCATAAATAGCTTGCTGCGGCGTTATCCGGTTACGGTAAAAGTGAAAAACAAGGAACGTTTGGCAGTGGATGCGTTCTTGGCTCAACACGGTGGCGTTGAGCCTTTTTATTTTAATGACCCGTTCACAAAAAGTCGTAAAAAAGTGGTGTGCGGTCAGTGGCGCATTGAAATGAACCAAACCTATAGTGAATTTAGTTGTGAATTTGAGGAAGTGCCATAATGCCACAAACAATGAGCAATGCATTTAAGCTGGAATTAAGCAAAATTGAACAAAATGCTTTGATTGAGCTGTACGAAGTGGATATGCGCAGTTTGCAGAACCGACAAGGTGAACAAGGCGAGATTTATCGCTTTTATGCCGGCACAAATGAACGTTATCAAGACATTGTGTGGCAAGGGCAAACTTATAAGGCCTATCCGATCAAAGCCGGCGGTTTTGAGTTAAACGGCAATGGACCGAGCAATCGCCCGACCTTAACTGTTTCCAATCTGTTAGGATTAATCACCGGCATTGCCGTAGATTTTAATGAAGCGGTAGGGGCAGTGGTGCGGCGGCGACAAGTCTATCTGCATTATCTTGATGCCGTCAATTTTCGTGAGGGCAATCCGCAGGCGGATCCAACACAAGAACTGGTCAGCCTTTATATCATTGAACAGTTAAGCAGTTTAAAACAGGATGTTGCCACCTTTACGTTGGCGTTGCCGACCGAAACCGACAATGCTTATCTGCCGGCGAGAATGATGATGGCAGACACCTGCGCGTGGATTTATCGTTCCAGTGAGTGCGGTTATAACGGTGCGCCGGTGGCGGATGAAAAGGATATGCCGACCGGCGACCCGAAAAAGGACAAATGCAGCCGTTGTTTAACCGGCTGCAAAATGCGAAATAACACACTGAATTTTGGTGGTTTCCCGAGTATTAATAAGGTGGGTTAATCTTCAGAAGATTTTTTCAAGGAGTATGTGCTTCTTAAACCGTCGATGTGTTCATTTAATTGATGAGGAATATTTTGTCGCATTGGATCTAAAATAAAATCAACACCTTCACGTCTTGCTAATTTGGCAGCAGGAACAAAATCAGAGTCTCCGGCAATTAACACAATTTGATCAACTTGTTGTTTTAACGCTAGTGTAGTGATGTCGATCCCGATTCTCATATCTACACCTTTTTGACGGGTATTGATGATAACTTCTTCTTCAGTCAAAGGCTGTTGAGTTAAATCGCGTTGCCCTTTTAAAATTTGTTGTTCAATTTGAGGCTTAATCACCCATTCTGCTGCTTTAGAAAGATCACCAAGTCGTAATGCGACTTTACGCTTTTTCAATAAGAACTGGTGTAAATTAAGTCTAAATTTTGCTTCATCGGATTTAGAAAAATCTATTGCCTTTTTACTAATAGGATTGTGCATTTTCTTTTCTAAGGGCGGGCAATCATAGAAAAAGATTCTATACAATTCTCTTTTTTGTGTTTTATCAGATAAGTGTAGCATTGCACAGCGTACGGCAAGATCAGCAATACGTTGGGCATTGAAGTAGTTATCAGGTTCAAAATGTCTGATACGTTTAATGAAATAAGCTCCATCAATCAAAATAGCGGTAGACATAAATTCTCTCTAATAGATAAAAGAAAACCCTGAGGGTCGGCATAATGTCTGGATAAGTGACAATAGCGTACTGCTGCAGGGTTGGATTGAATGGAAGTATAGAGATGATGAGGTGGGTTGTCAATTTAAAATTTAGGAAAATCTTATGTTTTTAAATAAGTTATTATTTGTCAAGGGGTTATCACAAGGAGGAAGATATCAATAATGCTAAATACACAACTCCTCACTTACGCCAAAACACAACAACCGCACGAAATGTGCGGTTTTGTCGTTTTTGAGGGCAAGCAACAACGCTTTTTGCCTTGTCGCAATGTGGCGGACGATCCGGAAAACTTTTTCGAGATTGCCGCAGAAGATTATATAAACGCCAACCATTATGACGGCATTGTTGCCATTGTGCACTCTCATCCGAACGGTGCGCCGGTTTTATCCACAGCTGACCGACAAATGCAGCTACAGTCCGGTTTGGATTGGTGGTTGGTTTGCAATGAAAGCGTGCATAAATTCCGTTATATCAAGCCGCTGTTAGGGCGTGAGTTTGTTCACGGTGAAAGCGATTGTTATAGCCTATTTCGTGATGCCTATATGTTGTCGGGTGTGGATTTCCCTGATTTCGCACGCGCGGACGACTGGTGGCACGAGGGCAGCAATCTTTATCTGGACAATATGGCCACACACGGTTTTGAGCAGGTGGACGAACCGCAACTTGGCGATGTGATTTTAATGCAAGTGGGGGCGGATGTGCCGAATCACGCCGCGATTTATGTTGGCGACAACTGGGTGCTACATCACAGCCCACAACGCTTATCAAAACGGGATTTATACGATGGCTATTGGCTTAAACATACACACAGCATTTGGAGATACCAACAATGGCAACAATTAAACTTTACGGCAATCTTAAACGATTTGGTACTGCCTTCGATTTAGCGGTGGAAGACACCGCAGAAGCAATCCGCGCCTTGTGCTGCCAATTGGTCGGTTTCCGACAAGCCTTACAGCAAGGGTATTACAAAGTGCGGATTGGTGAACATCTGGTCACCACCGCAACGCTGGAAAAAGATATGCTCTACAAATTAAACGATAACGCCGAGGTGCATCTTACGCCGGTGATTAAAGGGGCGAAAAGTGGCGGTATTTTCAGTGCAGTGTTAGGTGTTGCCTTGATCGGTCTGGCATTCTGGAACCCGTTAGGCTGGGCAGCGGTTGGCGGAACCGGATTATTAGCCGGTGCGGCACAAATGCCATTAATGTTAGGTGCAGCAATGTTGTTGGGCGGTATTTCACAAATGTTAGCCCCTCAACCGAAAATGGGCAGTGTCGGCACAGAGCAAGAGAAAAAGCAATCCACCTCGTTTAGCAATTTGGGTAATTTGTCGGCACAAGGGCGACCGGTGCCGTTAGCTTATGGGGAAATTTTAACCGGCTCACTCATCATTTCACAGGGGATTGAAACCTACAATGTGGATGAAGAGATGAAAAGGAAAACCGAACCGAAGAAAGGCAAATTTAGAAAAGGATAATTAAGATGGGAAAAGGTGGTGGTGGCGGACATACGCCGTATGAAGCACCGGAAAGCGGTCGCTCAAAACAACGAATTAAAATTGTTGAAGTGATTTCCGAAGGAGAAATTCAAGGTTTAAAAGACAATGTCAAATCGATCTATTTAGATAAAACGCCGATACAGAACGCTAATGGCAGTTACAACTTTAAAAATATGGAGTTGCAAGGCACAATCGGTTCGCAAGATCAAGCGATTATGCGAGGTTTCAACACCTCAGAACGTGAAATTGGGGTTGGTGCTGAAGTGAAGCAAACGACCGCACTGACTCGCACGGTGACCGATGCCAAAGTCACAAGGTTGCGTTTAACGCTTGGTGTACGCAGCTTGTTTCAACAAAAAGATAACGGCGACACCGTGGCGGCGAGAGTGGATTTAGTGGTCACGGTTGGCCATCAGCAATATCCGGTCAATTTTAACGGCAAATACAGCAGCCAATATTTACGTCAAATGGTGATCGACAATCTGCCAGAAGTGCCGTTTCAAATCAAAGTGGAGCGATTAACTGCCGACAGCGAAAAACAGCGGTTACAGAATGTGACAATTTGGTCAAGCTACACCGAAATTATCGATACCGAATTTGCCTATCCGAACACCGCACTTGCCGGCATTATGTTTGATTCGGAATATTTTTCCAACATTCCACAGCGGAATTACTTGGTGCGTGGCATTAAAGTGAAAGTGCCAAGCAATTACAACCCGATTGACCGTAGTTACAGTGGTTTATGGGATGGGCGTTTTAAGGTGGCGTGGACGAATAACCCGGCGTGGATTTTTTACGATCTTTTAACCAACAAACGCTACGGAATGGGGCAACGCTTAGGCGATTTTAACGTGGATAAATGGGCGTTGTATGCAATTGGGCAGTATTGTGATGTGAGTGTTCCGGATGGTTTTGGTGGTAAAGAACCAAGAATGACTTGTAACTGTTGGTTGACTGAACAGCGACAAGCTTATGACCTAATCAACGATTTAGCCTCCATCTTTCGGGCAATGCCGGTGTGGAACGGACAGCAACTGACTGCCATTCAAGACCGACCAGCCGACCCAGTATGGACTTACACCAATGCCAATGTGGTCAACGGTGAGTTTGATCGCAGCTACTCCGCGTTAAAAGCACGGCATAACATTATCCACGTGGAATATCTCGATAAAAACGATTTTTACGAGAAAAAAATTGAGTATGTGTCGGACGATGAGGCGGTGAAACGTTACGGTGCGAACGTGAAAAAGGTGACTGCCTTTGGTTGCACCTCGCGTGGGCAAGCCTACCGCTTAGGGCGTTGGATTTTAGAAACCGAGAAATTAGAAAAAGAGACTATTACCTTTTCAGTTGGACGTGAGGGGTTAATGCATTTGCCAGGTGATATTATCCGTGTTGCTGATAATCATTATGCAGGCACGGCAATTGGTGGGCGAGTGTTGGCTGTGAAAGGGCGTGAAGTGACGTTAGATCGGGAAATTGACGTAAACGGCGCAAGTTATTTCAGCTATATTAATGCCGAAGCGAAACAGCAGACTATCAAAATTCAAGCCGTTAATGGCAGCATTATCACCTTAGACAGCATCCCAACCGGCTTAACCGAATTTGGCGTGTGGTCGTTGGCAACCTCGGCAGTGCGTGGCGGATTGTATCGCGCGGTGTCGATTAGCGAAAATGAAAACGGCAGCTACACCATTACTGCCTTGCAACACGAACCCCAAAAAGAGGCGATTGTCGATAACGGTGCGCATTTTGAAGCGGTGTCGAAAACATTATATTCCGCGCCGCAACTCACCGATGTGGTAATTAACACCGCCAGTGGCACAGGTGCGGTGATCAATGCGGAAGTGACCGCCGGCAATGCGATCATTACACGTTATGATATTTTGATTTATCAAGGCGAAAAGCTGTATCAAAGCTATATTGGGCAAAAAACGGCAGAAGTGAAATTAGATAATTTGCCGAACGGCAATTATAGCGTGGTTATCATTGCCAAAGATGATAAAGGTCGAGTATTAAGTGAAAAGACAAAAACCTTTACCATTGACCGCCCACCGATTCCGACCGGTGTTATGGTCAGTGGCGGCATTGAAAACATTCTGATTGAGTGGGATTATGTGGATGAGTTCACGCAAACAGAAATTTATTTTGCGACCGAAGACGACTGGATGGCGGCAAAACGCTTAGTGAAAGTGAGCGACAACCGAATGTATGCGCACACCGTTGCACCGAACAGTGTCTACTATTATTGGCTGTGTCATACACGTGGGCAAAATGTGGGGCCGCTGTACCAAATGCAAGGCTTGCGCGGCGAAACCAGTGCCGACATTGAAAAAGCCTTGAACGAATTGCAACAGGAGCTAAGCGAAAACGTTGTCAATGAGGTGATCGACACCGGCTTTGCCGCACGAGGTTTGGAAGCGGTGAAAGTGGTGGAAACGCTCGGCAATGTGGCGCAGTTTCAACAGGTTAACCTGATCTACAATTTAGCGGATAAACGTTTTTACACTTGGAATGGGCAGCGTTACGCCACGATGGAGATTGACAACATCACGCCGGATCAAATCAATGGCGTTATTCCGGCGGAGAAACTCGCACGCATTCCTACACAACAATTAAGCGGCACCCTCAGTGCTAGCCAAATCGCTAGCAACAGCATTGGCACCAATCACTTACAGGCGGCAGCAGTCGGCACACAGCAATTAAGAGCGAATGCCATTACTGCAGATAAACTGGCAGCCAACAGCGTGACCACCGGCAGCATTCAAGCTGGTGCGATTCGGGGAACACACATTGCCGCCGGTGAATTGACAGCGGACAAATTGGCGATTGGCTTAGGCGGCAATCTGCTCTATAACCCGATTTTTGCCAACAATGCGGACGGCTGGTCGTTATATCAAAACACGAATGTGGTCAATGCCAACAGCGGCATCAATATTAACAACAACAGCGAAGGCAACTGGCAAGGCAAAGAGTATCTCGCCGGTGAAAATCAATACCGTTGGCAACCCTCAATGAAGAGTGCCACTTTGCCGGAACAACGCTTTGGCGGCATTTATCAAGATATTAAATTGGTTGCCGGCAACTGGTATCTGTTATCCGGCTTTGTGGCGGCTCACCGTGGCTATGTGAGTGTGAACATTGAGCCTCAAAACGGACTGAAGATTGCCAATGTCAGCCGGAGTTATAGCGGTGCCGGTGTTGGCGACACGTCAACGTCCAGTTATACCAACGGCTTACAAGACACCACCCGCATTTGGATGAAATTTCAAGTGACTGCCAGCGGCACGGCACGCTGTATTTTCGATCAGCATAAAAAAGCCAATGTGGATAACACGTTCACCGTGTTACGCCGCCCGATGCTGGAAGAGTGTACGCAATATACACGTGAACCTAGCCCTTGGCGCCCGACCGGTGTGACCGTGATCCACGGCGGTTCGATCAAAACCGGCACAGTGATTGCTGAAAAACTTGCTGCTAATTCTGTTACCGCAGAGAAAATTGCAGCAGGGGCGATAAATGCCAGCAAGATTGCAACAAATGCGATCACTTCAACACATATAGCTACCCGTTCATTGTCTGCCGATAAGTTAAATGTTTCTAATTTATCAGCGATTAGTGCGAATTTGGGTAAGGTTACGGCAGGTACGATTACTGGTACTCGTATTGAGGGAAACACCATTCAAGGCGGTACTATCAATGGTACGACCATAACCGGCACCACCATTAATGGCGGCACAATTCGAGGGGCAAATATAGAAGGGGTCACGGTACGAGCAGAGAATATTATTGGGGATGTGGTGAAGGCTTATAGTCTTAATAGTAATGGAATTATCATTCCTGCGGCACCATTTAATCGGATCTGTATGGTGACTTATTGTGTTGTTTATCTTCTTGGAGGCGATAAAAATACTGATAAACCTGGATATTTAACTTATAAAGTGACTTGTAATGGTAAACAGGTTTATAGTTCTACAATTAGGGGTACTAAAATATGGGAGAACGTGAATACTTGGATGACTTTTAGTTTACCGAAAAATCAAACCATTAATTTAAAATTTGAACAAACTGGAGGATCAATAGGATCCAAGTTCACCTATCCAATCGTACTATTAATCGCAAAAGCATAATGCATTTTATCCCATCGCCGTTATCGTGTTATCACACTTTACGGCGATTTTTATTAACTAAAAAAGGAAAACACAATGACAACATTTAATAAAATCTTAAAACCCGTTTATTCAGCCATTGCTAACTATTCGACTTCAGATGATGGGGCTATTAATGCCAAATATGTGCTGGGCTTCGGCGAAGATAGTGAAGGAGAACTCATCGACTTTGTGCCGATGATTAGCGAATATAAATATATCGATCCGGAGGCGGCAAAAATGCTGACGGAAAAACCACTCACAGAGGAGGATGTAGGCAAAACACCGAATGAAATTATGCTTGCTCGCATTTATGAGCATTTAAAAGCCACCGAACAGATTGTGGCATAGATTGTGGAAAATCAAATTAAAGCAAAACCCAGTCATTAGGCTGGGTTTTTTTATTAGGAGAACTTATGGATATTAAAGATCTTAAAATTTATCGAGGTGATGACACGATTTTCACTGTACGAATTGAAGCCTTACCTAATTTTAGTTTGCAAGAGGCTGAATTAAAAATGACGCTGAAAAGTAACGTCGGAAATGAAACGCTGACATTATCCAATGAATCAGGTTCAATTTTGGTGCTTGATGATTTTACAATGCAACTGATATTCAGCCATAACTTAACAAAAAATGTTAAAGCGGTACGTTGGCGTTATGACTGTCAGATGCGAAAAGCAGGGTGTGTGCGAACCTTATTTGCAGGCAAAATAACCATTGAACCTGATATTACGGAATAACTTTTTAAAGAAACTATTTTAACGATTCAGGAGATTTAAATGAGTAAATTGAATTTAGAAATCAGTAAAAACGAGATTGAATTACAAGTCAGTATTTTACCTGGTGAAATTTTTCGTGGAGAGAAAGGAGAACAGGGTGAAAGAGGAGAGACAGGTGAAAGAGGTATGAACGGGAAGTCAGCCTATGAAATTTGGCTGGAAGCCGGACATAGTGGCACAATAGAAGATTTTTTGAACTTCATTAGAGGTGAGAAAGGAGAAAAAGGTGAAGATGCTTTAGATTTTTTCTCTGTGTTAACACCGGAAAACCTTAATGTCTTTTACCAACAAGCTAGAGAAAAAAATTATCGTTTAGATACAAGTGAATTGGATAAGTTGATTAAACGCCATTTTCTAATGTATGTAATCAAGCAGAGCGGAACACCATTTCCGGAATACTTCATTACACCGGGTTATAATCCACAACTGACGATGTTAGAGAATGATAATCCTGTAGAAACGATAAGATACAGCGCCAATTACCGAATCAAACTTACTGGGCTAAGCGTTGATACAGCCTATCAAATTAATCAAAATCCTAAAATTTTAGTTTCATCTAGTGTTACAGAAATCACTTTAGCTGCGGATAATCAGCAGTTTAATATTGGAGAAAATGAGATACGTTTCTATCTAGAAAATGGTGCATTTTTCACAAAATACCGCTTTTTTATTGAACCTATTGATTGTGATGTCCAAAATAAAGAGCGCTTTGCCGTAATTAATGCCGCCACTGCCTCAGAATTTATGAAACAACTTAAGTTATTGCCATCTACAAAAAATGAAATCTACGCACCTAATTTAACAGAAATGGAACGAGTCAAAGTGGTAAATTATTACGCTCAAGAAATTGATGAGAATATCAACCATTATAGAATTTATGAGTGTGAAGATGGAGAAGACATTGAAGATGAACGACTTGATGTCATTTATGACAAGCTTGAACAGGACATTAAGTTAAGTTACACGCTATATCCAACTTATGGCATAACTATTAAACCTAGCCCAAGTGATGTTGGTATTGATGATAAGCGTGCTGTAGAATTACTTACTTCTTACGCTCAATCAAACCCGCAAGATCAATTATTAAAACGAGGTTGGCGAGTAGCGACATTGACATATAGCGATGATTTCATTAGTGAGGGAAGTAGAGATACTCGTGATATCTACTTAGAGGCGGATTCTTTAATACCATCTTCCGAAGGGGTATTATGGCCACATCATCAAAAAACTTTTGAATTCACAGGAAAAGGTGGTTATCCAATTGAGATTGGATAAAACCTTTAAAGGACTTTAAAAGTAATTTCCCTATTAATTGTGAAATACTAAATTACAAGGAAGCAGTGCTGAAGTAGAGCAGCAGTTATTGGGATAATTTACATAGCATAATTGCGCTATGTAATCGGAATAAAAAAATAAACCCCGATTGCGACCAACAATCGGGGTTTTCTTTACCCCTTATCCAAGTTTAGCAAACTAAGGAGCAATTTTGATTAAGTATACACCAAAACATCAAGTAAAGGTAGGTGGAAATATGAGTAAAGAAGGCGCAGATAAAGTTGGAAAAATGTTAGCCACCGCAGCAATAATTTTTGCATTAGGCTTTGCTATTTGTGCTATATGTATTGGGATTAGCTATCTTATACGATAATTAGATAAAGTGTAATAAATCAGCCCTGTAACGTTTATAAATTATATCAATCTAACTCCCAAAAAATGTTCCGAAATTCTTTTTTATCTTATTGTTTTACAATTAAAAATAATTTTAATAGTTTTAATAGTTTCGGAACAAAAAATAACGATTAAGCCTTTTCTAATGCGGATTTATGTCATACGCTGCCTATGCGGCAGTGAAGTAGACACAAATACCTTATGATATAAGGAAAGTCAATTGTTAAAGAACATTTTAAGATAAAAAACCTTTTTTAGAGGTGTTTTATAACCTATTGATATTTTGATAGATTTTTTAGTATCTCCAAAAAAGGGTTATTGATTAAAAGTGAGGAACAGTGGCTGATGCAGCTTGACTTAAACCATATCCCGTAAATTGCCCCTCATTAGGCTTAGAACATATTATTTGCCTTATTTCCAGTAACATTTTTGCTTGATGAGTGCTGCTGCTTTTTAAGAAAACATGTGGGTAACGTTTGATTTGCGCTTGTTTAGCCTCCATTTTTTCTAAAATTTCAGCTGAAAATTCTTTTCTGTGTTTCATACGTTTTTCTGCACGGCGTAAAGCACTTTTCCCTTTATGTTGTATCCGTTGGTAACGGACAGCTGTTGTTTTTTCAGGGATAGGAGCTATTTCATTGATAATAAAGTAATTTTTTAAAGCATCAATTTTGAGTAAAAGCAGTGTTAGATCGTCTTCTGAGCCAAAAATTCGGATTTTTCTCCCTAAGCCATAATTCCGTTGATATTGGGGAAATCCCAAGCCGATTCTTCCCTCAAAGGAGGGAAGAACTTTGTGCAATGTTTGCATCGCAAAAGATATTACTTCGCTGTACGCAATTTCGATTTGGGGAATTGCTTCTATTTCAATGTAATGCGTGAGTTTGTTCATTATAATTACTCCTTGCCGCTCGCACCAAAAATACCCCCTCGAATCAACACGGCTATGACAAAATACTGTTGTTCTGGCGTTGGTGCTTGACCTCTTAAGATCCAGTCATCAAAAAGAGTATAGAAATCCAGTTTTTGTTTCGGTTGTCGGAAAGCCCTTCCTAATGTAGTTACTGCGCCATAAGGTTCTACAGAAATTGGGAATGCCGCATTTGGTTCATACCAAGTGTCGATAGTACGAATGGCGTTACCGATTTTTTGTGAATGGATACCGGCAATATCATTGATTTGATAGAGAATTTTGCTTTTTCTAGCAGAAGAATTATCTAAAATTAATTCTTGAGATGGGTAAACTTCTTGACCTTTCCCCATTAACACTTCGGCTTCAATATTGATTAAAACGAATTGTTCTCCTTTAAAACCTTTTTCAATGTATGTCGCCAATTTGGTTAATTTTTCATCTTTATAATCAAAATTATTCAAAGAAAAAGGTTTTACATCTTTGAATTCCAGCATTTCATCGGAGTTGTTAAATGTGATTTTGATGTTAATTTTTTCTGCATTCATTCGGTTCCGCCACAACCAACGTGCATTAATAATATTATAAGCATAACGATAAGCGAGTTCGCTTAAACCAGTGTTATTCAGATAATTTTGTACAGTTTCTTCGAGAACTTTTTGATATTCAGGATTGTTACATACATTTGGCTGACCTGTAAAAGGTAATACTTTACAACTCCAGCTGACAATCAATGTATCTTTATCATGATCCAATGCTGCAATATCGACAGTTTGTAAGTTAGCTTTTTGAATTTCAGCATCTAGTTTTACTGGATCGTTTGCAATGGCATTTTTTAAGCGATTAGATATTGTTCCTCGCACTGCCTTTTCTGTGATCCTCACAGGTGTTGATTGTCCGGTTGAAGAGGATTTCTGTGAAAAAACAGCATCAGAAATGTCTAGACGTCGTTCGAAAGCGAGTACGGTAGCGGTGGTTATAGTGCTCATTTTGATTCTCCTTGAGTATATAAATATAAATTATCTTGAGGGTTAGAATATCGCCAAAAACAGTGCTCAAACTGTTGTTGTAATCGATATGGGAAGACCCATTGCCCCAAGCTGTAAATAGTTTCAACGTATTGGTGAGGGTATTGCGGTGCTCTGCTATTTAACATTTCTCCGGCGTTAAATGGGGGATAGATACCTTGATAGCCGATAGGAATAGGAACTAACCAACCTCGATCTTGTTTTGCAGATTTAATTGTCCATTTCACGGAGTTTTGTTGTTGAGTAGGAATATGGTGTAAACAGGCAATTTCGAGTAGCGCATCTAGTTCAGTAGCCTCTGGATTTGCAGGATAGTGAGAAAGCACCGGTTGCTGATTTTCATCTTGAACCAGTTGTACTTGATTATTGTGAATTTGGTGTTTAAAACCGGTTTGTAATTCTTTGGTAATGGCCGCTAAGTGAAGTTGAGCATCCATTAAGATAAAAGCTGGCTGTAATTTTTTTAAAATGGCTTCACCTTCGGCGAGTGAGAAAAGTTGCCCTGTAGGGCTATTTAACACATATCCGCCAGCAATGCGTTGCTGTTTAATGAGTAGTTCAATGTTTTCAACAAATTTGTTAGCTTTTTCGTCATCTGCAAGATCATCTTGTAACTCTTCACTGGCAATCACTTCAATAACTAGGCTCACATTGAGATCAATTTTCCCCTCTGCAATAAAAGAGGAGGATGAACCATCTTTTTTTATAGGATTACGAGATTGTATAAAAGTATAGTCAGCGTATTGATGATGACGATAAGTCTGTAATGTGTAATGATTACAGGCAATCAGTACGCCATCAAAAGTAATGTCAGGATAATCCGATTGTAATGTTCTATTGAGACGATGAATTGCGCCGATAAAGCCACTTATTGCCGGAAAGCCGTAAGTTAATGGACCGGAAATAGCATTGGCTTGATGAATTTCTATATTTTTTAACAATAAGTAAAAATTAGCTTCTGACAT